TGTGCGTACTAAAGGTTCTAAAAACAAAGTTGGTCTTACTGAAGCGTTCGAAGATCGTAACGCCAAAGGCTATGCGTGGAACAATCTCATGCTTCAGAGATGGGTTGACCACAATGGGCAAGAGCATAGAGTAATGGAAGATTATCAACGCAATGTTCAACTATGTGACTTGACAGCACAGCCAGACGATATCAAACAATGTATTCGTGAAACAATTCAAGCAAATGCAAAACCAAAAGAAGTAACTCAAGTAGGCATTCGGATGCTTAAATTCTGCAATACATGGGACATGAAAAAGATTGCAGACAATATACAAACATACGCAGAACCATTCCAAGCAAAATATCCAGAAAAGGTAGAGGTATAAAATGGCAACCAAAGAAGAAAAACAAGAATTGATGGAGATTCTTAAATTTACTCCATGTACATATAAGATTAGCACGTGGGGGTATGGTGGTGAAAAAGTCATGGGCACTGTGGATCGAAAGATTTACGATTATTTTAAACATCGTAGACTAGATCTAAGCGATTACGCTTGGAATAGTGAATATGCCGAAGAACATAATATTCCTGAAGACATGCAACCTTTTAATGCTGGTAGCTGGTACGAATGTGATAATATGGCACATGTTAATGGAGTGAGTCGCAATGCAGGAACACTACAAATCGAAGATGAAAACGGCAACACTATTATTGAAACACCACTAGATGATTTTGACGGCGGGGATAACAGCCCACAACTCAATACCGATGATGAAGTATGGATTGGCCAAGAAGAAGCAGGTAAGGTTGTGTTTGTTGGATCAAGCAACGAAAAGGGCACCTTCTTTGAAGGCGAAATTGAACTTCGTGCGCCGTTTGATATTGAAAAATTAGAACTATTAATTACCGAAGTCGACGGTGAAGAAATTGTTCACAGTTTTACATATGACGGTGAAGATATCGATAACTGGGGTGGTTCAACAGACGGTAAAAGTAGCGATTTTGGTTTCTATCTGGTTAAAGACTCCAATACTTGGGAAACTTATCGTAACATGGATGATATTGAATATGATATGACCGAATGGTTCCCTAAAAAGATTAAGCCTGTACGCAACGGTCTTTATATGGTCAAGACTGCTGGCAAAAACAGTTATACATATCAAGCTAAATGGACTGGTGAAAAATGGGTTAGTTCATTTGTAGAAGAAGCAGACTACAATACCACAGAAGAAATCAAGATCAAAGAGTGGCAAGGGCTTGCTATCGACCCGGATTCTAAGGAATAAATACATACATTATTCCAACGCCTTCGGGGTAGAATAATATTAAGGAGAAAAATATGTCAGTAATATACGCCAAGCCTATTGTGGATGGCAAGTTTTGGATTGTAGAACAAGACGGTTCTAAAATCGCAACACTCCACAAAAAAGAAAATAACAAATTCATCTTAAGTAGTACTAGTGGTGAAGTGATGTTTAATAAGAAACAAGATCTTACCAAACAATTTGGTGAAGGATTCTTTTTAAATAGCACTAAAGTCAAAGTTACACAAGCGGAACCAAATGAATGCCACGGGTATCCTACAAGTGTTAAGCCATTTAACTCAATGTATGATGTAAGAAACAAACTTCCATTGTTTACTAAAAGTTTACAAAGTAAAAGTTTATATTGTGCCGGTTACTATGTAATTAAATTTAACAAAGGCTGGGTAAAGAGCTTTTGTCCAAAATCGATTACCTTAGAACGTAACGAGTACAAAGGTCCATATAAAACAGAGTTTGAAATGAAACAGGTACTGTCTAATGTCAAATCAGATTAATCTAACTCCAATTACACAATATATTCAAATTTTGCGTAGTGCCGAGCTTAGTCAACAAAAGGAACTTAGAATTCCTATTGCACAAGCTCGATTACTAAGTTTGGCACTCAGTGAAATGCAGGATAAACTACTACAGGATTACGAAACCTTGTTTAATCAACTAAAAACAAGCCAAGAAACTGAAGTAGTAAGTGTTACAATGGATGGTGGCGGCTTTAAAGAATAGGATAAATATATGCGTATATTATTTGGATACGCACTATGTCAAGACCTAAACCAAAAGTATTGTTAGAATACACTAATAAAAAGACTTATAAAGCTGAACAAGTTTTAGAAGCCGAAGCCATTTGGGCAGTCTTTTACAAAAATCAACCATTTAATTTGAAGTCATTTAATAGTCTTACTAGTTATCCTGGCCCAAAATATAAAAAGGTATCTTTCAGCAATCCTGGCCATGCAATCAATTTGGCAAAGAAACTAAATCAAACTTTTAATACTACAGATTTTCAAGTAGTAGTATTAACACAAGGCACTATTTTGAAATGATAACACGCGATACTCTTACTAAGATTTTCCTACAGCAGTGGGGTAAGAGTGTCGACGATATAAATGTCAAAATGTTTAGTCGTAAATGGTGGCAAAGTACCCGAGCTGGCAAGCAGACAAATTTTCGACTAAGCGATGAAGGTTACGAATTCTTAGTTCAAGAATTAGAATTGAAAGAGTACGAAATTCCATTTACTGAACCAATCGAACTTAGCCCACAAACTATTATATTTTTGGAAAGGTATGTAGATTGTCCATACTATCTTACCAATTTATCAATTACAGTTTTCTCAGAAAAAAAGAGTTTTGAGCTAATGTTGTTTTCGGACGACATTAGAAAATTTGGTTTAATTAAGGCCATGAATGAGCGAGAAAAAGATCTTGCAAGTTAAAAAAACAGTTGACTCATTAACTATATTCCTATATAATACATACATACAGCGTTAATCCAACCCGTATTTTTAACTTAAGATAGGAAACAAGATGGCAGAGATTTCAAGCCGCACAGTCGGCCCTAAAGGTGCTAAAAAGTCATTGCGTAAGGCTTTTAACAACAAGCGTCCAATTTTTCTTTGGGGCCCTCCCGGAATTGGAAAATCCGATATTATTAAACAACTCGGCACCGAGTTAGATGCTCACGTAATCGATGTACGTTTGAGCTTGTGGGAACCTACAGATATTAAAGGTATTCCATATTTTGATAGTAATACTGGTAAAATGGTTTGGGCTCCTCCTAGCGAGTTGCCAGACGAAGCATTGGCTAGTAAACATAAAACTATCATTTTGTTCATGGACGAAATGAACTCTGCGGCTCCTAGTGTACAGGCCGCGGCTTATCAGCTGATTTTGAATCGCCGTGTTGGCACTTATAAATTGCCAGACAATGTAGTAATGGTTGCCGCTGGTAATCGTGAAACTGACAAAGGTGTTACATTCCGCATGCCTGCTCCGTTAGCTAATCGTTTCGTTCATTTGGAAATGACTGTTGATTGGGACGACTACTTTGATTGGGCCGCTGAAAACAAAATCCACAAAGATGTTGTGGGCTTTTTGAGCTTTAGTAAGAAAGACTTGTACGACTTTGATCCAAAATCTACAAGCCGTGCATTTGCAACTCCACGTTCTTGGTCCTTTGTAAGCGAATTGCTTACAGACGATGATGTGGATACAGAAACACTAACTGATTTGGTTTCAGGTTCAGTTGGTGAAGGTCTTGCTCTTAAGTTTATGGCACACCGTAAACATGCCAGCAAAATGCCTAACCCTTCGGATATTTTGAGCGGTAAAGTTAAGAAAATGGATACTAAAGAAATTAGTGCTATGTATTCTTTAACTGTATCCTTGTGCTACGAACTTAAAGATTCCTGCGATAAAAAAGCTAAAAATTGGAATGAACAAGTTAATAACTTCTTCCAATTTATTATGGACAATTTTGAAACAGAATTAGTTATTATGGGTACTAAATTGGCATTGTCTACATACAAGTTGCCGTTGGATCCAGACGAAATTAAGTGTTTTGATGAGTTCCATGCTAAGTTTGGTAAGTACATCAGCGCCGCAACCGAAAAAGACGATCGCCGTAAGTAATTCGGTTTAACAGTATTTGACACCTCCTCCGGGAGGTGTTATACTATATACATAGTACAAATTCAGGAGCAAGAATGTCACATACAGATCCAATTATCGACAAAATTATCGTAGCCCGTGTAGGACTATTACTTCGCCATCCATTTTTTGGCAACATGGCTACACGTTTAAAAATTGAAGAAGGCTCGGAATGGATGGGTACTGCCGCTACAGACGGTCGCACCATTTATTTTAATCGTGAATTTTTTGAACCTTTGTCAGTAAAACAAGTAGAATTTGTCATTGCACACGAAATTTTACATAATGTATTTGATCACATGAGTCGCCGTGAAGGACGTGATCCAAAGATTTTTAACATTGCCGCCGACTATTGTGTAAACGGCCAATTGGTACGTGATCGAATTGGGGAACATAATATCGAAGGTATCAAAATCTTCCACGACAGTAAGTATTATGGCATGGGTGCGGAAGAAGTCTACGACAAAATCTTTGACGAAATGGACGAGGAAGAATTGAACCAATTGGGTCAGTTGTTGGACGATCATATCGACTGGGGTGATAAAGATGGCAGTGGTAACAAGCCTAGCTACACTAAAGAAGAACTAAAACAAATCCGTGACGAGATTCGTGAAGCTACTGTACAGGCCGCACAGGCCGCAGGTGCTGGTAACACTCCTGCTAGTGTACAACGAATGATTAAGGAACTGACTGAGCCTAAAATGAACTGGCGTGAAATCTTACGCCAACAAATTCAAAGTACTATCAAAGATGATTATTCGTTTATGCGTCCTAACCGCAAAGGTTGGCACATGAGTGCTATCTTGCCAGGTACACAATTTAAAGAAACAATCGATATCTGCGTTGCTATCGATATGTCCGGTTCTATCGGAGATGAACAGGCTAAAGATTTCTTAACCGAGATTAAAGGCATTATGCAAGAGTACCAAGACTTTAAAATTAAAGTATGGTGTTTTGATACTAAAGTTTATAACGAAGCCGACTACGATGGTTACTCGATGGATGAGTTTGATAACTACGAAGTTATGGGCGGTGGCGGTACTGAGTTTGATGCTAACTGGGAATATATGAAAGAGCATGATATTCAACCTAAAAAGTTTATCATGTTTACTGATGGATATCCTTGGGGCAGTTGGGGAGATGAAAACTACTGCGATACAGTATTCATTATCCACGGTAATAATACTATTGTTCCACCCTGGGGCGAATACGCATACTACGAACAAGTTAAGGAAACTGCATGAGTTTAAAAAATGGCAAACCAAATGCTTTAAATTATTTTGGTTTAAGGAGGGTTGAGTTTGCCTGCCCTCATTTTAAGTATATGACTTTGGATCGTTATAACCCTAGTATAGTCAAATCTATCGACTCCTGGATAAAGAAGAATTTAAATAATAGGTACTATGTTGGACAGGGCATAAGTCTTGATAATACCAATACTATTGTATATACTACACGTATTGGTTTTGAAAGCGAGAAAGAACTAAGTTTTTTCACAATTGCCTGTCCACATCTTCAAACTAGATAATTATATACGTACATATTAAGGAGATACTATGTCAGAAGAAGTTAAACAACCAGCGGCAGATGCAACCCCAGAAGCAGGTGCCCAAAATCCTAACGAATTAACAATCAATGATTTGCAAGCAATGAAAGTAATCATTGATATTGCCAGTTCACGCGGTGCATTTAAACCAAATGAAATGGTAGCAGTAGGCCAAACATACACTAAATTAGAATCATTTTTAGATGTAGTAGCAAAACAAGCAGAAGCACAGAAAGCCGCAACAGCGACAACAGGAGCCTAATATGGCAGAACTTAAACATGTGGCACGTGTCAAAGCTACTAACAAAAAATGTTTAGTAGCATATCGTACACTGCCTGGCGATGCACACTATTGCCTAATTGTACCAACAGAAAACATGCCTGACATTTATCATGATTCACTAATCAATTTAGTAGAAAGTGGTAGTGGTCAAGACGCATACGAGTTTGCAGATGCATTAGATCGTAATCAGTTTCCAGATGGCAGTAATATGCTTCGCTGGTTACATGGTAACAAACGATTGATTAAAGCACCTACTAGCGATATCGAAATGACTCCAACCACTGGTGTTGCATTATTGCTATCAGAACTTAATCAAATTATTGCTGAACAACGTGGTGTAGCAGTAGATGATTTGTCAGTTAAGGCAAATACACCTGAAAAGACTGAATCGGCTATCTTGCAAGACTCGCCAGAGGTTTTACCTAGACCAGCTGATCCAGTTATGTCAGATTCTGTTACAACTACTACTGTGCAAACTCCAACTTCATTCGATAGCCCAGATGCAGAAGCTAAGTTTTATCGTAGCCAAGCAGACAAGTTAAGCAAAGAAGCTGCCGAAATGCGTCGTAAAGCTGAAGCATTGGTACCAACTAAAAAGAAATAAATGGCTGGTCCGGGAAGAACTCTTCCCAAGGATGCTATTAAACATTGGCCAGAAGTATTTGGTGACGTACATTTAAATGTCGTACCTTTAAGGTATCTCCATACCGTATTGGTCAATTTTAAGGATGGCAAAACTTGGGAAATTAAAATAACACTTGAAGCAAAGAGAAACGGTTGGCCTGCCTTTGAAAGAAATCTAGCAGATCTAGTTAAAAGCTACGAAGATAAAATTGATAATATCGATTTTAAGTTAGACACAATCAAAGTTAAAAAAGACATTGAAAAATCAACCCAGAAATTTTTAAAGAAAAAGAAGCTATAAATAATGCATGTTCGATTACTCAGTTACTCCCAACCCACACAAGAATTTGCAAATCTTGGCATCCAAGATGCACAGGAACTCATTGCGTATTGCGCCCGTGTCAGCAATCCCAGCAATCAACTTAACACCGAAACATCAGACAAACTCATCAAGTACTTGGTTAAACACCAACACTGGAGCCCACTCGAAATGGTGTCAGCCTGTATTGAAATCGCCACAACAAGAGATATTGCACGACAAATCCTCAGACATCGTAGCTTCAGCTTTCAAGAATTCAGTCAGCGATATGCTGACCCTACTAAAGACTTGTCGTTTGTATTGCGAGAAGCACGACTACAAGACACCAAAAATAGACAAAATAGTATTTCCTCAAGCGATACAGAGTTACAAGCATGGTGGGATGCCAAGCAAAAATTCATCGTTGAACATAGTCGTTTAATCTACGAAGAAGCTATTGAACGAGGTATTGCTAAAGAACAAGCTCGTGCAGTACTACCAGAAGGTCTTATAGAAAGTAGGATTTATATGAATGGTACACTACGTAGTTGGGTACACTTTATAGAATTACGTAGTGCTAACGGTACACAGAAAGAACACCAAGAAGTTGCTATTGCTTGTGCTAAAGTAATAGCTGAGATCTTTCCGCTAGCCAACGAGCTTCTAGCCAAGTAAAATCATTTATCTTAGCAAGTGCCTCCTTATTGGAGGCATTTTTTTCTCCGTAACTTCTGCCAGTAATTGCACCCATATAAGCATAGTTACCGTACGGAGCGTAATCATTTAGTTGACACCAGAAGTATAATCTAGCTAAAGACTCTTCATTGTTAATTACTGCTAGTTTACAACACTCTCTAAAAGCACTACGCCAGGTGCTAAACTCATCTGTATTAAATGCTGTAATATTACTTACTTCACTCATTACTTTAAAATCTTTACTGATATTTGTAGTCATATCAACAGTTGTTGGATCTAATGCTAGTGTTAGTTTACGTGGTAATAGTTTTACACCGCCATATCCATAAGTTAAATTATTGATTGGATTACGACTAGACCAAACATGCACACATTCGTCATCGTATTCAGTTACTTTGTAATCAAAGTTAAATGAATCTAATACTTGTGCATCGCCATCTACTACCCAAAACATTTTGGTAAAACATTTCTTAGCGGCGGCAATATGAGCATTGTGTATTCCTTGTACATTGGACACACGCTTTACAGGAAAACGTTTTGCTAATCTGGCATAGTTTTCTTCTGCGTTAGGCTCGTTATAACTTATAAAAACAATATCGTACATTATTGTTTCCTTAAACTCCTAGGCACATTCATATATACAGTCTTAAAAAAATGACTCCCGGCTGGATCTAAATTGGCAATTTCCATACTGAGTTTTTCTTTAAGCTCTCTAACTAAAAAATTTATATAGGCAGTAGTAGCTTCAGGATCTGCTTCTTCGTGTTTTTCACTCCAGTAGTTTGTAAGATATTCAAAATCTCTTACATTGGCGTAATCCCAGTCTGTACACATAGTATTATAGCAACCTTCTCTTGCTCCGAGTATACTCCATATACCATTCTCAACATCAGTACCTACACTTGACCAAACTAGCAGTCTATGATAATTTTGCCACCAAATTTCTTTCATGTCTTTAACTTTTGCACCTTGTAGCAGACACATTTTAACACCTTCACGGAACCCTGCTCGCCATGCTTGGAAAGGAGTAGCGTTGGTAAAACTCTCACTATAACATTCGTTAAACTGATAGTATCTCTGATCAAAGCAAAATTCTACACGGCCTTGCACATCATTTGGATCACTATTTTCGTGTGTACGCATATTATTAACAAAGTCACGTGTCCATAATTTTAATCCGCCATTACCGTAACGTAATCCATTTACATGAACATGTCCTGCCCAACTAAACACATTGGATTCTGTGAATTTTTCACCATCTATATCTATTTCAACTTCTAAGAATTTAGGATCTACTATGTTATCTGCATCTACAGTAACAAAATATTCAGTTTCACTTAATGCGGCGCAGGCTTTGTGTGCGGCATCGCTACCCTTAACTCCGTGTATACGTTTTGCCCAGGGAACTTTGTCGCAGAGATCTGCATAATTTTTTTCTGCATTTGGTTCGTCGTAACTTAGAAAAATAATATCTTGTTCGATAATTTTAAGTTTACTCATTTATAATTAATCCATAAGATTGGAAAGTTATTTTACTAGCTATAGAAATTTTATCTATGTGTGATTCAAATGTACTTTCAAAATTTACAATAATTGAATCTTGTTTAATTAAATCGTCGGTTGCTATGAATATAGTTCTAATTAGAAAATCAAAATCGTTTTCCAATATAACAAAGAACACTACATTCTTACTAACTAAACTATCATCTAATCTTTCTTTAGCATCCTTAGACAATTTGAATTCCCAAGAAGATTTAACACCATTCCATACTACTGTTAATTCTGTTTTATCAGTTGGTGTATCTGTAATCCATTCAAATACATTGTTTCTAAAACCATACATTTGTTCAGTAATTTGCATATGGACTAATTTAGTAGTTCCATCTTGTGTCTTTGCATAGCCTACTACATGCTCGTGCATCTTACGAACACCAGAATTAAACTCATTAAACTCGTCAAGCGTTAGTTCAATACTATGTGTATGATGCGGTAGTTTTTCATTAGATACAGAATAAATTACACCAGTTTTCTTATCATAGTGTGCATAGTACGTTGTATCAATTTGCGGGATTGGAAATAGTTTACGAGCCATTTAAAGCCTCCAATCTTTGTAAAATTTTATCTGTAATAAAATTCTTTTCCACATAATGGAATAATTTACTTTGCTTAATATTGCCTACAATTAATTCGCCACGGCTATTAAAGATAAAAGGAACAGCATCTTGCCAACTTAATGGAATAGTTGGCCATCCTTGTATAGGTGTTTTCATATGAACAAAATTCATAGGATTACATACGTCTATGACTTGTTCATGGACGCCCATAATTTCTATTGCAGTTGCCGCCGCTAAATCCATACTTAACCATTCTTGGTATTCTTTCATAGCAAAATGATCATAACACCACTGCCAGTTATTACACACAAATTCTAGTATTTTATAAAACTCAAATGCTGGTTGATTCTTTTTAAAATAATGCAAGGCAAAATACGGATTAGACAAATGATTTGCAATAAATGCCTTACGATGATAAGTGTCTTGTATTAATTCTAATTTATAATTCTTAATTTGACTACAAAATTTAACATCATAATTTCTACAATAATCCCACCATGTAGAAATATCTTCAAGCATGAGCATATCGGAATCTAATACAATCGTTTCTTCATACGGTGTGGCATAGTACATTTTCCATCTATGTTCACCTTGCAATACGCTAGTGCCTTGCGATTCAAACGGAATAGGAATAATCTGATCAAATACATGAATATATTTTTCAGGTACTGGACTATTTGTAACTAGTGATACGTTCTTAACTGTAGTTTGACTTGACTTGATACTTAATGCTAAAGCATAAGCCTGCTTAACATAATCGACAGTTTCAGTATTTTGTGCAAATAATAAAAATCCTTTAGACACCTAAACCTCCGTCTATATAACGACTCAAACTTAATTTGTTAATTACATGTACATCTAAGCCTGTAGTTTTAGCCGCAATATATTCTCCTAAGAAATCTTTTTTCTCAATTAAAAATTTCATTTTATTGCCGTCAATTTTTACAAGTATATCTCTATCCATAGCATAGAACATTTTACCAGGAAGTTCTACTGCAAATTGTCCGTTAGTTTTTCCATTCATAATATGTATAGCAATACTAAAGGCAAAATCATTCCTAAACAGTGGACTATCTATGCTATACAATGTTCTAAAATAAATCCAGTTTGTTTTAATGTAGGTTATAAGATCAAAGAAGCTTTGCATAATTTCATTTTTTTGAAATACAAAAGCTGTAGCCCAATAAAAAGGAATACTATATGGATTAATTCTTTTAAATTCAGGACCTGTACGCCAGTCTGTTATATCCATGCTTCTTGAATAAATTTGAAAATCATGATCGTTTTCAAATGCAGATTTAAGTAAAGAAGATCCTAGTATGTAATCACTATCGATTACTAGTGTTTTATCGTATGGTGTTAAATTGTATACTTGACTACGTGACAAGTTTTTCCAATCTAGCATTTTAGACGATAAGGAACCGTCATAAAATTTCTTTTGATATTCTTGTTTTGCTATTGGAATTTCTATTACTTGATCAAAAGGATGATCAGCATACGTATCAAGAAATAATCTTTTATTGTCTGTTACTAGCGATACAGGAATTTCTAAATATTCTTTAACACGACCAGCGGCAAACACCGCCATTTTATTGTAATCAATAGTAGCAGTATTCTGAGCAAATATTAATGCTCCGTTTGTCATAGCTCTACAATATCCGAGACTTTTCTTTTAGATTTAATCTCATTAAATTTTTCAGTATATTCATTTAATACTTCAAAATGTACAGAAATAATATTATCAAAAAACTCCTGTACATTGGAAATGATTACAGGATAATTATTAGCATCTAAAAATGGCACATCTGTTGTATGTCCAAGATCCAAAATTGTTTTTGTAAGATTGATTAGCTCAGGTGTGATTTTAAATGTTGCACCCTTGACATAATAGAATAACTTTTGATCGTATTCTTCAAAAATTATGCGTCTTTGATTTGAAAGTGTAGCCATATAATTTGCTACACTAAATGCTTTTTCGATTCTTTCGTCCATAGATAACTCCGTAATGTACATAATACACTACAGTAATTATCTTGTCAATGGATTA